ACGGAATCTCCGTCCGGACAAGCCGAAGCGGCTGTTTTCAGCGTGAACGCGCGCGGGTTCGCCTGTCCGACGACTAATGATCCTGATCTGCCGCATGACGGCGAGATCAAGCATGGGGGATGCTGGTGCAAGGCTTGTCGTCGCGCGTACAACTACGCGTATCGGTGCTGGCTCGATCCAACCTCTGACGATCGCAAGAAAGCGCGGCTCCGTTCAAAGACTGGCAGATTGCTATACGCGCAGCGGTCTTTCTCTTGCGAGGAAGACGCGCTTCTCGGTACCGACACTGACCGAGCGATTGGTGTGCTTCTCGACCGTAATGAGAAGGCGGTCCACAAGCGACGGCGCAAGCTGGAGATCGCGCCTTACAGGAAGATCCGGCAGAGACGCGTAAAGGGTCAGCTCGGTTACGTCGCGGTTGTGCTTCGGCCGGAGGATCCGATGTTCGCGATGGCTCGCGGTGACGGGAGCGTGATGGAGCACAGGCTGGTTATGGCGGAGCATCTGGGCCGGCCGCTGACGGTGGATGAATTCGTCCATCACAAAAATGGAGACAAGCAGGACAACCGCCTCGAGAATCTTGAGCTGTGGACACGAGCGCATCCTGATGGACAGCGAGTTGAAGATGTGTTCGCTTGGTGCGTTGATTTCATCGAGCGCTATGCGAAGGAGATCGGGTGAGGTCGAAGCCTCGCACATCGTTGCGCGGTCTGGGTGCGGTGCATCAGGCGCAGCGTCGACGCGTAGCTCCGGTCGTTGCGAGCGGTTCAGTGAAGTGCTGCCTTTGCGGCGAGTTCATTTTGGACGGCCAGGCGTGGGACCTCGACCACACGCCCGACCGTCGCAGTTACCGAGGTGTCGCCCACGCGTCGTGCAACCGGAGTGAGGGTGCGCGTCGTGGCAACGCGATGCGTGGACTGAGGCGGTCGCGCAAGTGGTGACGCTCGAGCTCGTCCGGCCACGGATCTGCGCGATACCCGAGGCCGAAGACTGGTCGCTCGGCGATGAGGCGATCGAATGGTCCCGTGAGCACAAGCTGCGGCTTGATCCTGAGCAGGAGATGATGCTCCGTTCGATGCTGGGTCTGAACGAAGAGGGCCGTTGGCAGTCGTTTGAGTTCGGGTTGTCGGCGCCGCGCCAGAACGGCAAGGGCGAGGTGCTGTTGGCGCGCGAGCTGTTCGGCCTGTTCGAGCTCGGTGAGCGGTTCATCGTCCACTCGGCGCACGAGTTCAAGACGTCGGTTCGGCACTTCAAGCGGATCGAGGAGGTGATTCGCCGCAACCCGGATCTGCTTGGGCAGATGAAGCGGTCGCCTGTCGGGCAGCAGCGGATCGTAGGGTTCCTCTACTCGCATGGGGATGAGTCGGTGGAGTTGCAGGACGGGTCGAAGATCGAGTTCCGCACCAGGACGAAGTCGGGCTTGAAGGGCGTCGACGACGTCTCGCTACTCGTTCTGGATGAGGCCCAGATTCTGTCGGAGTGGGCGCATGGGACGATGGTGCCGACGTTGCGTGCGTCGACGGCTGAGCGTGGGCCGCAGTTGGTCTACGCCGGCAATGCGCCGGACAAGGACAAGGACGATCACGCGATCGTCTGGACGCGCGTGAGGGAGCGTGGCCTAGAGGGTGAGGATGATTCGCTCGTCTACCACGAATACTCACTCGACTACGAGACGCCTGATGAGGTGCCGGAGGATGTGGCGCGTGACCCGGTTGTGTGGCGTGAGGTGAACTGGGCGATGGTGCGCGGCCGCATCCAGGAGTCGCACATGGTCAAGGAGGCTCGCGCGTTGGGTTGGCGCCAGTTCATCACCGAGCTCCTCAACGTGGGCGACTACCCGGACACGGACCTGATCGGCAACTCGGAGATTTCGCTGGAGAAGTGGCTGGAGGGTGAGGACGCCGAGTCGGTGATGGTCGACCCGGTCTGCATCGCGTTCGACGTGTCGCCGGCTCGGCGCACGACGATCAGCGCAGCCGGCTTGAACGAGCGTGGCCGCAAGATGGTGGAGACGATCCATTGTCGTGAGGGGACGGGCTGGGTGCCGGAACGGCTAGCCGAGCTCTGCTCGAGCCATGAGGTGATGGAGTTGGTCTGTGACGGGTTCGGTCCGGCGAACGCGATCGCTGACCGGATCGAGGAGCAGACGGGGTTGGACGTGCGGCGGCTGAAGACGGGTGAGTACGCGGACGCGTGCGGCCAGTTCGCGACGGCTGTGGAGGAGGACGACTTGGTGCATCTCGGCCAGGATGAGTTGAACACGTCGGTGCGTGGCGCGCGCGTGCGGCCGCTTGTCGACCGCTGGGCGTGGTCGCGGTCGAAGTCAAAGACGGATCCGGGTCCGGTGATCTCGGCGTCGATCGCGCTGTGGTCGGCGATGGACCGAAACGTCGCGAACAGCGAAGTGGTCGTCTACTGATGGGCGGCCCGCTGACTGGATACGAGGCCGAGTCGATCGTCGAGGTTGAGGCTGTCCTGGACGATTCGCCGGCCGACGCCGATGAGGTGTACCAGCGGACGATCGGTCATTCAGAGCGGGCGATCGCGGCGGTAGCAGCCAAGCGTGCTGGGGGAGGGGGCGGCGGCTCTTTGCCCCCGCAGTGGACTGTCGATGCTCACGGCGATGTCGACTTTGCACCTGACGACAACACGGTCGATCAACTCGTCCAGATCACTGCCCCGGAGGGCTACAACGACAACAGTGCCCAGGCTCGGTTTCTATTTCTCGTCGATGAGCAAGGCCGCCAGATCGCCTCATTCGACACTTTTGCCGACCTGAATATCTGGGGCTACGACGACATCGGAACTCCGGCGATCGTGCTACACGGAGAATCGGGAGAGCAGAATACGATCAGGGCCGAGTTCATCAGTCTTGCGTGGGCGGGGCATGTCGAGTTTCTCGTCAATAACGGCCAGGATGGGAAGCTGATCTTTGGGTCGGGCGGCACGCGACACTTCCAGATCGGTGCGAACGGCGAGTTTGGCGTTTTCGACAAAGCGAACAGCCCCGCTGCCCAGCCGAGCGTGCCGGCCTCTAGTCCGTCAGTTCAGGATGTGATCGATGCGCTTGTTGCCCTCGGACTGGTGACGCAAGCATGAGCCTGCTCGACCGCATCCTCGGTCCGCGCCCAGAGGTCGGACAGCCGATCATCGCGACCCGCGAACAGCCTCTACTCGCGCGCGACGTCGAGCCGCTCGAGGGCACCAACATGAGTCTCTGGAACTCGATCATCCCCGACTTCTGGACCGAGAACGGGCTGAACGCGGCTGGCCAGATGTTCTTCCCCGGCAACGGCCTGCTCGCTGAACGGACGTGGATCGCGAACAGGTGCATCCAGATGAACGCGCAGCAGATCGCGTCGATGCCCTTGCGGTTCGAGGCGCCGAACGTGGCGGAGGCGACCGAACCGATGTGGGTCTGCAACCCCGACCCGCTCTTCTACCCGAACGGCGTCTCGGACGCGATCTTTGCGCTCGTCGCCGACATCTACGGCTGGGGGTACGGGCTCGCGTTGATCACGCAGCGCTACGCGAACGGGTACCCGCGCAACTGGACGACGATCCCCGCCCGGATCTGTGAGCCGCTGTGGCGGGACGGCGTGCGCGAGTACCGAATCCTCGGCGGCGACGTACTCGATCCGGTGGACGTGATCCAGATCGATCGCAACCCCGGCGCACAGGCGACCTTCCAGGCGCACGGTACGCCGGCGATTCGGGCCTACGCGCAGATCGCGTGGGGACTGCTGGCGGCGGGGAACGCGGCGCTCGAGGTCAACACGGGCGGCACCCCGAAGGTGGCGCTCAAGTCGCAACGGAAACTGACCGCCGAGCAGGCGGAGGCGATTCAGACGCAGTGGCAGGCACGGACGGCGACACGATCTGGGGCACCTCCGGTGCTGCCGCCGGAGCTCGACTTCGAGCAGCTCTCGTTCAACCCGCGTGACCTGGCGCTGCTTGAGAACCAAGAGTTCAACGCGGTCAATCTTGCGGCCGCCTATGGGATCCCGGCCGTGATGTTGAACATGACGGTTGGCGGCAGCCGTGGCAACTCGAGCCTCACCTATCAGAACCCCGGACAACTGGGCGAGATGTGGTGGCGGTTCGAGTTGCGGCCGACCGCGAAGCGGATTGCGGACGCGTTCACGTCACAGGCGTTGCCGTCAGGGCAGTGGGTGTGGTTTGACGCGAAGGACACGTTCCAGCCGTTGCACGTCGAGGCCGGCGTCGCCGTTGGACCGTTCGCTACCGACGAGGACGATCCGCAGGCCGCAGCGGCGTCACAGGATTATCCGCAGGCACCGGATGCGCCGCCGACGGCGGGCGCTTCACCGGCACAACAGAACCAGCCGACGACACCAAGGCTGGTCGGACTAGGGAGGAACTGATGACGGAAGTTGTGGAGGAGGCAAAGGTCGGGCGCGACATCCTCGTCCGCACCTTCGTAGTCCAAGCGCACGCAGGCGACGGACGCACGATCAACGTGCGCGTCGTCCCATTCAACGAGGTCGCGGATGTTGCCGACCCGCCGGACTTCAGGCCGTACAAGGAGCAGTTCATGCCGGGTGCGTTTGCGCGCAACGAACCGCACGCGCACAGGATTCGTCTGCGCTCGGATCATGCCGCGCTCGACGAGAATGGTGGCCGCAAGTCCGGTACCTTGGGGATCGTCGGGACCGGGGTCAAACTCACCGAGACCGCTGATGGTTATGAGGGCGAGTTCAAGTTCCTCGACACTCAGGAGGCGCTGACGGCGCGCGAGCTGGTCCTGAATGGCGGCTACGACGGCGTCTCCGCCGAATTCCTGCCGATCCGGTCGAAGCGAACCAGCGATGGGATCGTGCAACGCCAGGTCGCGCACCTAGACAGCGTCGCGCTCGCCACCGGTCCCGCCTATTCGACCGCGTCGATTCTCTCGCTGCGTGAGGAGCAGATCGTGGACGAGGAGATGCTGCCGCCGCCGCCGAACCTCGCGATCGTCGAACGGTGCGCAGAACTCGGAATCGATCTCCCAGAAGGGATGGCGATTCTGCTCTCTCGCGCGTACACGGAGCAGCCGTGGGACGGTGCTGAGTCACGATGGGACACGCCGGAGGCGTACTGCGCCGCCGCCGCGATCGACCTGAACGGAGCCGGTGGCCCGAAGACGAAGGCTCGCTGCCACCTCCCCTTCAAGGAGCCGTCGGGCGCCATCAACGTCAACGGTGTCCGCGCCGCACTTTCCCGGATCGGCCAAGGCTTCCCGCAGGACGCGACCCAGGCGCAGCGTGACGCCGCCAAGTCGCGGCTCGAGAAGATCCTCGGCGCCTTCAACTCGACCAGTTCATCCACCTAACCGTCTACTCTTGAATCACCCACCGCACAGGGCGCACCTCGAACTAATCAGGCACCCCGGCACAGACCGGCACCCCTGGCTCGACACCCGCCAGCGGAACCAGTCCACGTCAACAAGTTCGGAGGTGTAACGATGGGTGCATCGACCACCCAGGCGGAGACCCGCCTGGCGATGCTGTTCGAGGAGCGCGAGATCACGACCGAGAAATGGGAAGCGCTGAACGCGCAGATCAACTCTCGCGACGACAAGACGCTCAACGAAGTCGAGCAGGAGCACATCCTCAAGTACCGCGACCGCGTCACCGAGATCGACGCCGAGACGACCCAGCTGGCCGAGGACATCGAGTCCACCAGATCGGCGATGGCCGTCGCGAAGAAGGCACGGCAGGCAATGGCGACCGAGGAAGGCGTCGAGTTCAACGGCGACGGCGAGACCATCTACAACGACTTCGCGAGCTACGCGCGTGACATGATCCTCACCCGCGGCTCGACGGAGTGCAGCAAGATCGCCCAACTCGCCGGCGGCAACGACGCAGTCCTGAAGGCCCGCGAACGGATCGGTCTGCTGCAGCGCACCCCGGCGAACACGCTCTCATCGAACGTCGCCGGCCTGCAGACCCCCCAGTACCTCGACCAGATCTTCCAGATCATCAACAAGAACCGGAACCTGGTCAACTCGGCGATGCGCACATCACTGATGCGGGGCACGCTCACCTACCCGAAGGTCACCACCCGCCCGATCGTCTCGGTGCAGAACACGCAGAAGACCGAGGCCGGAAACCAGGGGATGGTCGTCGATCTCGTCACTCAGACCGCGTCGACGTACCTCGGCGGCGGCGACCTGTCGTGGCAGGCGATCAACTGGACGACCCCGGACGCACTGTCCCTGTGGTTCGACCTGGCCGCAGCCGACTACGCGCTCAAGACGGAGCAGGACGCCGCCAAGGCGCTCACCGACTCCGCCTACACGCACCACATCACGACGCAGGTCGGGGCGACCGACACGTTCGCCCAGATGATGACCGGCATCGGTGCCGGATACGCAGCCGTGTTCGCGAACAGCGGTCGTGTCGCCGACACGATCTACCTCGCCCCGGACCGCTTCGGCTACTTCCTGGGCCTCACGTCCAACGCGTTCACGCAGTTCATGTCGGTCAACGGCCAGAACATCGGGCCGCTGAACATCGTGATCTCGCGTGGACTCGACTCCGGCACGATCATCGTCGGAGACTCCGCCGGGCTGCTCGTCGCCGAGACGGCCGGTGCTCCGGTCGAGCTCCGTGTCGTCGAGCCGGCGATCGGCGGTGTCGAGGTCGGCATCATCGGCGCGTTCGAGGCCGACGTCGTCGACGACGGCGCGTTCGCACTAATCACGACCGCCTCGTAACCCCAAGGCGAAGAAAGGGAGGGTCCGACAGCAGAGGTCGGACCCTCCCGAACCGAGAGGAGAAGCATGAGCGAACTGTCAGGAATGGAATCAGGAGCACAGGAGAACGCAGGCGGAATGCCGGCCGGTTCGGAGCCGTACAACCCGTCAGGGCAGACGATGCCCACCGACGGCGGATCCGGCTCGAGCCCAACCCCGGCGCCCGGCGAAGTCGCGTCGCCCGGCACCGACGAATACGTCATCCAGCCGAACGTCAGCGGCACCACCGTCCAGGCCAGCCCGAAGGGCAACGAGTTCGCATCGATGCCGACCCCGGACAGCTAGACGATGACGCCGTACAGGGAGCGCCGAGAACAAGGGCTCTACGACCCGAAGGGTGAGGGGACGAAGTCGACCACGACCGAGAACCTCGCCGGCCTCGGCGCTCCACAACAGGCAGAGCCAAAGAAGTCCTCGGCCCGAAAGAAAAGGAGTAACTGATGGCTGTAGGTATCGCGTCAGGACAAGCGAACAGCATCCTCGACGCGCTCGCGAAAGGCGTCGACTATGCAGGTAACGCGGCCGTTTGGGTGAAACTCCACACGGGAGACCCCGGCTCCGCTGGCACCTCGAACGCGGCCGGCAACACGACCCGGCAGCAGGCGACGTTCGCGTCATCGTCGGCAGGCGCGAACGCGACCAACGCCGACGTCGTCTGGCTCAGCGTCAGCACCGCCGAAACGTACTCACACGTCTCGTTCTGGACCGCCTCGTCATCGGGCACGTTCCTCGGTTCGAGCGCACTCACCGCGTCGAAGACTGTCGCGATCGGTGACACGTTCACGATCCCGACCGGGTCGCTGACGATGGCCCTCACACCGCTCGCTGCGTAGAGGCTGGCTTGGCCGACGCCCACAAGAACTTCGCCTACTCGCTAGTAGCGACAGCGCCATCACCGGCATCGTCGGGGACGAGTCTTGTCGTCACCGCCAGTGACGGAACGAAGTTTCCTGCCGTGCCGTTCAACGCGACTATCTGGCCTGCGAGCTCTCAGCCAACAACGGCGAACGCCGAGATCGTCAGAGTCACGGCGATCTCGACGGACACGTTCACGATCACGCGCGCACAGGAGAGTTCCTCCGCGCGGACGGTTGTGATCGGTGACCAGATCGCGGCGACCATCACGGTTAAGACGTTCACTGACCTCAATGAAGACGCCAGCCTGATAATTGCGATGGAGGTCTATGCCTGATGGCTAGCTACGCACGCGTGAAACTGAGCGGCTCGACCGACGGTAAGGGGATCAAGGTTGTAGCTACCTCCATCGGATCCGGTACGACGATTCACACCGCATCAGCTACGACTACCAGCGGTCTCGGCGACCATATCACCCTGTTCGCCTACAACTCGGACACCGTCGACCGGCAGCTCACGCTCGGCTGGGGCGGCACCACCAGCCCCGACGACCTCATCGACATGATCCTGCAGCCGAAAGGCGGTGGACTCATCCTCGTCGCCGCTGACATGTTCCTCTGGAACAGCTTGATCGTGAAAGCCGCCTGCGACGCCGCCAACGTCGTCACCATCCACGGCTACGTCAACATCGTCAGCTAATGCTCAGATCAGCAGACAGACGACTCGCCGTCAACGAAGCGGTCTCGAGCGAAGTTTTCAACCAGGACTTCCCCGAACACGCCGGTTCGTCCAGAGAACGGATCATCCACACGGGCTCGCCTGAGTTCGGCCTAGCCTCATTCGGCGTCTGGGCTGGCCCGTCAGCCAACGTCACCTGGCCGTCAGCGAACAAGCCCATAGCGGTCCCGTTCCGCGTGTTCAAGGGAATGACCGTCTACCAGCTGGGATGGATCAACGGATCAGGAACGATGACGGATTCCATCGACATTGGAATCTATGACGCGAGCTGGAACCGAAAAGTGTCCGGTGGCGGGACTGCGCGCTCCGGTGCGTCAGCCATCCAATGGGTCGACGTGACTGACACGTTCCTACGGGCTGGCAAATACTATGTCGTCCAGGCTGGCAACGGCGTCACCGCCAACCAGGCCCAGGCCGTGGCGAGCGCGCAGACAACCGCGACACTGCAAACGCTGCAGTGCTTCGATTCAGCCACGAACGCCTATGTACTGCCCGACCCGCTCACGAACATGGTGACGGCGGGAACCTTCACAGTCATCCCCCATTCGCGGATCGCCGCCAGGGTGCCTTTCTAAATCATGCGCCTTAAACTCGCTGACGGATACGTCCCCACCTCGTTTACCGAAGTGATCGCGGACGGGGGAGCACAATCGGTCGCCTCCGGGGCTTGGCCCTCGGCGAATAGGGCGATCTACATCCCTGTCATCTTTCCGTTCCCCTGCCAGGTCTACTCGATCGCGTTCGCCGCCACCAACGGAACCGGCAACTATGACCTTGGCTTCATTGACGGATACACGAAAGGCAAGATCGCCTCGTCTGGCAGCACTGCCATGACAGCGGCCGGCGCGAAAACTCTCACCTTCACCACCGACATTCGCGTGGACCCTGGCAAGGTCTACTACGCTGCCCTTGCTCTCAGCAGCGCATCAGGCACGGTCACTCGCAGCAACTCCGGTCTCCCCAGCATGATCAGCCTGGGTATGGGCCAGGAAGCCGCAGCGCTGCCTCTCCCGTCGACGATAACGCCCGTGACTGTTGCGTCCGCCTATATGCCTCTCATCGCCTTCGGGGTCAGGTAGGCCGTGTTCGGAGCTAACGCCCTAGTGAAAATTCTTCGCGAAGTTGTCCATCTTCGCGTGACAGGACCGACATACCTCGATCCAGTCAGCAGGATCCAAGCGGTCGTAACGCCCCGAGACATTCGCCCAGTCCGTTCCCGAAGCGACCACCTGCTTCCCGTACCGTATATAGGCAACTGGTGGTGGGCGCTTGCCGCAACGGCTGCGTCGCCCTGCCTTCGGACGATGCCTTTTGAGCCATTGATGAAGCGGCGCCGCAGTGGCGGCGCTTCCTTTCCAGAGAGGATGAGCGGTACCCGCCAGGTGAGCACCACCGCGTTTCAAGTTCGCGTTACGTCCTTCGCGATGACGGCGCTTCGCGGCTTCGCTGAGTTTAGCTCGCCACTCGGGCGTGAACTCGCGCGGCATCGAGGGAGTCTACCTTTGTTCGGGGCTGCTTAGGTGTTTGCTGGAAACGCTTTCGGCTGGCCGTACTTCGGCCAAGCCTACGCTGGCACGACTCACGCGTCAGTCACTGGGGCAGCTACCCGTAACCTGACATTCACGCCAACCGCTGCAGGAGTGCGCAAGGCGCTCGGGTCTGCGACGCGCAACGAGACGCTTACCATTACCACTGCCGGCGTCCGAAACGCGCAGGGTGCCGCGAGCCGCTCCGAGACGATCACGATCACAACGGCTGGCGTACGCAAGACGTTCGGCGCAGCAACACGCCCCGAAACACTGACGATCACCGCGGCGGGTGTCAGAACGACGCTGGGAGCGGCAGTCAGAAGCGAGACACTGACGATCACGGCCGCAGCCGTCAGAACCGCGATCGGAGCCGCGACCAGACCCGAAACGCTAACCATCACCACGGCTGGGTTCAAGACGACCGCCGGAGCCGCCGCGCGCAACGAAACCATCACCTTCACAGCCTCCGGCACACGCACCAGCCTTGGTGCGGCCACGCGCGCAGAGACCCTCACCATCACGGCCGCGGGGACACGCACGACATTCGGCGCCGCTGCTCGAGTGGAAACTCTGACACTGACGGTCGCTGGGTTCAAGACGACAGCAGGCGCCGCCGCACGCCCAGAGGTCATCACGTTCGTCGCCGCGGGGTTCAACACCCGAACAGGTGCTGCGGTTCGCGCCGAGACGATCACGATCACGTCCGCCGGCGTTCGGAAGGCGCTCGGAGCAGCAGCACGCGCAGAAACTCTCACCTTCACTGCCAATGGCGTGCGAACGAGGCTCGGCGCTGCCAACGAACCTCTCACCATCGCCTTCACCGCTGCTGGGACAAGAAACGTCCTCGGCGCAGCAGCCATGTCCACCACGGTCACG